CCCTTTGCGGGGGCTGCGCCAAATTGTTTGACGCAGTGTCTGCTTGAATCAACGTAACCATATGGTTGCATTGTCGTAAGCAAACTCGCAAAGGGGTGATTATGGTCGTACCTACCAAGGTACACCTACTACAAGGAGGGTTTATGGACGGATATGATCGTTACCGAACTCAGGGCCAATTAGTTTCATCGTATATAAATGTACGATGTACAACGGCATCCGGGATTCCAGTTTCAGCCCCATACAACGTGACACAGGTTAACCCTGTATCTGAAGTTGGAGAGGTTAAGACTATCCTAGATGTTGCCCACCCCGGCTTTAACCTTGCAAAAGGTGAACAGCTGCCGGTTGGCAAGCTTGAGTTAAGTCGATCGGGTCGCTCGTTTGTCCCAGGTTCCATTACTGTTACCGTGCCAGAATGGCAGGAAACATGGACTCGCTGGGGTGATTTGAGTGCCTACGCGTCCGGAGCATCGTCGCCCCCAAGTATCTTTGTTAATGAATCCGCTATGAGAGATGCTGCTCTAGTCAAGGCTTACGCCAAGATGAATGAGTCATCCGTAAATGGTGGTGAAATTTTCACTGAATTGGGGAAAACGGTGGCAATGCTTCGACACCCTTTCCGTTCAGCTGGCAAACTGGCACAAGAAATGTTCCAGTTTAAGCGTCAGCGAATGCGGAAACGCCTACGTACTGCTGCTCAAGCCGCAAGTGATGCATGGCTTGAATATCGTTACGGATGGCGACCTCTTGTTCTCGATACGGCAACAATCATCGAGAAAGCACATACTGTCATGGACAGTCCTGCTAAAAGAGGCCTTGTGGCTCGGTCGTCAGTGGGTGATAGAGTCGATTCGACTTCACACTACACGGACCTGGATGGCGGCTATGGCCGCAAATTCAAAGGCACTATATCTCTTTCACAAGATATACGTGTCTCGGCCGGAGTTAGGTATAACGTTGCTAGTCAAACTACCGGAGAGAATTTGTCATCTCTCTTTGGTACGCGACCACGCGATGTTCCCGGATTAATCTGGGACTTAATTCCTTACTCGTTTGTCGTCGATTGGTTTGTCGATGTTGGTGGTTGGCTGGAAGCGGTAACTCCGAATCCAGCTATTACCGTCGGTCAATCATGGGTCACAACGGTTAAAAAGTCGATTTCGACTCATACACCTGAGATCCAAGAATGGAAGGCGGGAACCGCATCGTACACTGGGAGCCTCGGAAGTAGTACTATATATTCCGATACTGTTTCACGGATTCCAGGACCATCGTTGCCATTCACCCCAGTGCTTACAGGTACAACTCTGTCAGCACTACATTCGGTTGATGCCGTTGCACTGTTGTGTAAACCCTTATTAGGGGCACTCAGGCGCAACGCGTAGGCGATCCTACAAAGCATCAAAGGAGGTTTACCATGGGACTGAAAACTATGTCCTTACTCGCCAACGCTACTGTTTCAGTAACGGATGGCACTGCTCTCGCTTTTGCCGAAAATGGGCAAAGCATCCAGAATGGTGTTCAATTGATTGTTCCGTCTGATACGGACTATCAAACACGTCGATTGGCAACTGCTAAAGTAAAGCAGGCGACTCTCGACACGAAGACCGGCGCGTATGGCAAAGATCGGAAAACAATTTCGATTACTTGGCCACAAGTTCTGCCTGACGGTAAAGTTGTTTTTAACGTTATGCGGATCGAGCGTGAAGTACATCCGTCTTTCAGCGCGGCAAACGCACTTGAGCTGTTAAAGCTAGGCGCGCAGGCTTGTGTTGACTCGGATGTTACGGATTTCTGGGCTGCCGGATCGTTCTAAAAGACGACACGGTGCCTTCCACGACCCACACTGGAGGTGTACATTGAGCAAAGCCCGCCGTATGAACAGAAGCAAACCTGTTGATGCATTGATGCGTAAAGTTGCATCGTGCATGGTCAGCGACTTTCAACGCAACTTAAACGACACGGACTTTTGCAGAAGTTTCCAGACTGAAATTCGGAAAGGAAACATTGTCCGTGCACGCGAGGTTGCACCTGCACCGACTCCCTCTATGAACGTTGCAGAATATAAAGCAACGTATCAAATGGAGTCGTTACTAAAGAGATATAGGTTTCATAAAGATACCTACAGCGACTCTGAGTTAACTGATATGGCCATTAATGGATATCTCACTACTCAGTCTCGATTAGCGTCGCTAGACTTGGATAGCTTGCCTGCAAAAGCGCAAGTTATTCTTGATTTGGCCGCTAATTACATTGCCGAATTATTAGGCGTGTACAACGACGAAGAATGTCGTGATCTCTGCAGATTTGGAAGTGGGGCGTCGAAAGGTGTTCCAGCGAGAATGGCTACCGAAGCCGCTCGCTGGGAGTCACCAATGACCGGCTCCTTGGATCAGATTGCTTGGTTTGACTCTGAAATGAGTCAGATAGATTCTGTCGTTAGTTATCGACAGGCTCAGAAAAAGAGCGAATCCCGTAACACGGATTCCCTTTACCAGGTAGTTGAATCCCTGACGCTGTCGCTAGTCCCCAAAAGTTTTAAGTCTCTTCGCGCGATTATGCCTAATACCACAATAGGCTCTTACATGAGCAGTGGGCTTGGCAGCATTATGCGAAAGAGACTCAAAGGAGACGGCCATGACATCGCGAAGTTACAAATGCGACATCGTTATTTGGCACAGGCTGCGAGCATGCATCAACTGCATGTTACGGCTGACTTGTCGAGCGCTTCAGATTCAATTTCTGTTGCGCTTGTTGCAAGACTTTTCCCTCCTGACTGGGTCGAAATTTTGACAAAGTCAAGAATTGGACGAGTGGAGCTTCCGAACGGTGTGGTTGTAGAAAGTAACACGTTCTGCACCATGGGTATCGGGTACACGTTTCCTCTGCAAACTTTGGTGTTCCTGGCCCTATTGAAGTCAATTCAGGCCGTGAATTACTCGCGGTTTGATAAAAGGACGATCTCCGTATACGGTGACGATTTGATCTATGCGTCCCGTATGCATAAAGAGGTTGTTTTGTACTTCAATTTGTTTGGCTTCGTTATAAACGAAGACAAGACCTTTTTTGAAGGTGGTTTCAGGGAATCCTGTGGAGGTGATTATTACCACGGGGTTGACGTACGTCCATTTCAACCAAGAAGTGGACAGGCGGATGTACGCGACACTGCGTACGAGGCCATACTTTACAAGCTTGTCAACACATTGTTGGCTCGCTGGTCTGAGTATGAGGTCGAAGAGACTCTGGCATTCCTAACATCTGAAATACAAAGTCACGTTGGCAAAGTTAAAATTGTGCCATGTGATTTTCCAGATGATTCGGGTGTCAAGGTTTCATCCTTGACGAAGTGGGACTTTGCTTTCCTCCTTCGTTCGCAATGTGCACAACTGAAGGCTATTGGCCATGGCGTTTATCGATTCCCGTATCTCAGATCAGAATCTGAGCGACGAGAGGAGGTACGCCATGAACCATACCTTTGGTTGGGCTTGCGTGGTAGGAACAGTGATGTGGATTATCCACATTCTCATTCCTATCAAAGAATCCCTTCCCCTTTAGCTGCTTTTATTGAAGCAGTTATCGGGTATCGGGACGATTGCAGAGTGCTTAGGACTGCACCTTGCAAACCGACTAAGATGGTCCGGTCATCGACCGGCCGTCGCCTACGCCGAACATTTACCTTTGTGACGATCAGTCATACTGGTAAATATAAGCGGCAGTTCGGATCCTCATGTTTTGAGGACCGTAGACCTACAAACCCTTTGTAAGGGTGTAGGGTAAATCCTTCCTTAGAAGGTGCCATCACATTGCGCAGTTGCAAT